ACAAGCAGTTATGGTAAAGTCAAAATAGAAAACATACCACCTGAAGAATTTTTAATTCAAAGGTCAGCTAAGAGTATTGAGGATGCAAGTTTTGTTGCACACAGAGTTTTAAAAACAAGATCCGATTTAATTCAAATGGGTTTTGATAGAGATATAGTGGATGATCTTCCAACTCAAAATAATATAACTTTTAATGATGAGAGATTAACAAGATTTTCTGACATAGATGAAAGTCCATTAAATGATGCTCCAGATGAGAGTACACAAGATATAGAAATTTATGAGTGCTATGTTAAGTGCGATATGGATGGAGATGGTGTTGCAGAACTTAGAAAAGTAATTGTAGCTGGTAGTGAAGCAAGTACCATTTTGTCAAATATGCCTTGCGATTTTATTCCTTTCTGTTCTTTAACTCCAATCCCAATGCCACACAGATTTTATGGTAGATCAGTTTCAGAATTAGTTGAAGATGTCCAATTAGTTAAATCAACTGTTATGCGTCAGTTGTTAGATAATATGTATTTAACAAATAATAACAGAGTAGCCATCATGGATGGTATGGTTAATCTTGATGACTTATTAACATCAAGACCAGGTGGTGTAGTTAGAACTAAACAACCACCTCAACAAGTTATGATGCCGATGCAATCACAAACGATTTCGCAACAAGCATTTCCATTATTAGAATACTTAGACACAGTAAGAGAATCTAGAACTGGTATTACAAGATACAATCAAGGTATGGATGCAGATGCTTTAAATAAAACTGCAACTGGTGTTAATGCTTTAATGAGCCAATCTCAAATGAGAATGGAATTAATTGCAAGAGTATTTGCTGAAACTGGTGTTAAAAATTTATTTAAAAGAATTTTCGAACTTACTTGTAAGTATCAAGACAAAGAAAGAGTTGTAGAATTAAACAATCAATTTATTCCAGTCAAACCTACTGAATGGAGAAACAGATATAATATTTCTATAACTGTTGGTTTAGGCACAGGAAGTTCAGATCAACAAATAATGATGTTGAATAATATTTTAGAAAGACAGCTCCAGGCATTTCAATTGCAGGGTGGTCAAGAATATCCAATGGTTAGTCTTAAAAATATTTACAATAGTTTGGCAAAAATTATTGAAAATGCTGGTCTTAAAAATGTTGAAAATTATTTTGTTAATCCTGATCAAGGAAAACAAATGGTTCAACCAAAAGCACCACCACCACCAACACCAATTGAAAAAATTGAATTTAGTAGAATTGCAAGTGAAGAAAAACGAAAACTTGCTGATCTTGAATTACAATTAAAAGAAATTAAGAGCAATAATGCTAAAATGCTTTTAGAAAACGAAATTAAAATGAAAGAACTTGAGCTTAAATATAATGCTCAAATAGATTCAGCTCAAATTAAAGCAGAAGCAGATTTAAATAAAATGCTAGTTGCTGAAAGTACAAAAGATTTTAGGGATGCACAACAATCACAACGAAAACTAGAACAAGAAATTGAGTCATTAAATGGACAACCAGGAACAGGCAAAGCTCCAGCAGGAAGTAAGCCAATCCAACAAAGCTAAAACTTTATTAGAAGATCCTTTACTAAAAGAGTCTTTTGATAAACTTAAAGATTTATATTCTACAAGTTTATTAAATACTGGTGCTAATGAAGTTGATACTAGAGAAAAACTTTGGTTAGCCTATAATATTGTTGGCAAAGTAGAACAAAATTTACAAGAAGTTATAGACACAGGTAAATTAGCTTCCAAACAATTAGAAGAATTTAGAAAAAAAATAGAAAATAAAAAATTCTAAACAAATAAGTTTAGGATAAGCCAACCTCACAAGAGGAGCTTAACTTAAAAGGAAAATATATGTCAGACAATCAAGGCAACCCATTACAAGGATCTGAAACTGATTTACAAAAAGCCACAAAGGCAGTAGATGGTTTATTAAATCCAAAAGAAGAAGAAGTAATTGGACAACAAGAACCACCAAAAGAAGAAATTAAACAAAATTCTCCTGAACCACAACAAGAGGAATCTGAAGAAGAACAACCTCTGGAACAGGAAATAAAGGAAGAAGAAACAGAAGCAGATTCGAAAGACGAAGCTGAAGATGAAACTTCCGAAGATGTATCTCAAGACGAAGAACAAATTGAAACTCAAGAGAAACAAGATTCCACCTACAAGGTAAAAGTTGCAGGTCAAGAATTTGAAGTTACCCTTGATGAGTTGAGAAATGGTTACTCAAGAGATGCTGATTACAGACGAAAGACTGAAGAACTTTCTAATGAAAGAAAGTCTTTTCAATCTCAATCTGAAAAGCAAAGACAAGACTATTCTCAAAAACTAAATGAGATGAATCAATTATTGTCTAATGCTCAACAAGAGTTAAATTCAGAGATTTCATCTTCTGATTTAGAAGCTCTTTATGACGAAGATCCAGCACAAGCTGCAAAGATTGAACATAGGTTAAGAAGAAAACAAGAAAAACTTGCTTCTGCTTTACAAAAAACTCAATCAGAGCAAAAAGCACAATTTGATGGATATTTACAAATGGAACGAACAAAATTAGTTAATAAAATTCCTGATTTTGCCGATCCTGGTAAAGCATCAAATTTAAAAAATAATATGAGAAGTCATTTGGCTAAATATGGATTTAATGATTCAGAAATAGCTCAAGTATATGACCATCGTATTTTAATGTTGGTAAATGATGCTATGAAATTTGGAAATTTACAAAAAGCAAAACCAAATATTGCTAAAAAAATTTCTAAACCAAGCAAAACATTTTCGTCAGGTATTAAACAAGATAAAAACGATGTCAGATCAAAAGCTAGTAGAGAAAAGTTTAGTCGTCTAAAAAAATCTGGCAGTATGAAAGCTGCTCAAGATGTCTTTTTAGATATGATTAACAACAACAAATAACTCAACAAATAGGGATAAAACTATGGCAATCGTAGCAAATACATTCCAAACTTATGCAGCTATTGGTAACAGAGAAGATTTATCAGATATTATCTATAACATCTCTCCTACTGATACTCCTTTCATGAGTTCAATTGGAAAATCAAAAGCATCTGGCACTTTACATGAGTGGCAAACTGATGCTTTAGCAACAGCAGCAGCTAATGCACAAATAGAGGGTGATGAAATCACTTTCAACGCAGTAACTCCAACTGCTAGAATCAATAACCAAACACAGATTTCAAGAAAATCTGTAATTGTTTCTGGTACTCAAGATACTGTTAATAGTGCAGGTAGAAATAATGAACTAGCTTACCAAATTTCTAAAAGTTCAAAAGAACTTAAAAGAGATATGGAAGTTGTTCTTACTGCTAACCAATCAAGAGACGCAGGTGGCGCAGCAGCAGCTAGAAAATCTGCAGGTCTTGCATCTTGGATTCAAGCAAACACTAACAAAGCAGCAAATGGTGCTAATGGACAAGTAAATCCAGGTGGTGGTGCAGTTGATACTCCAGGTACAGCTAGAACTGATGGAACGCAAAGAGCTTTCACAGAAGCACAATTGAAAGATGTTGTAAAACAAGTATGGGATAATGGTGGAGACGCATCAATGATCATGCTTGGTTCTTTCAACAAACAAAAACTTTCAGGCTTTACTGGTGGAGCTACTAAAATGACTCAAGCAGAGGACAAAAGACTTGTCGCTGCAATTGATATTTATGAATCAGACTTTGGATCAATGACTGTTGTTCCAAACAGATTCTCAAGATCAAGAGATTGTTTTGTGATTTCACCTGATATGTGGTCAGTTGCTTACTTGAGAGACTTCCAACTTATGGATCTTGCAAAAACTGGCGATGCACAGAAAAAAGCTATGTTAGCAGAATACACACTTTGCTCTAAAAACGAAAAAGCAAGTGGTGCAGTATTCGATCTAACTACTTCATAATAAAACTTTTTGTGAGGGGGTGTTTTACTCCCTCACAATATTCATTAACATTTTGTTTGGTCTTTGAAGATTTTTAAAGTCGGAACGAAGCAAACTTAAAAGGAAAAAACATGAGAACACTTAACGATTATTTTATAACATCTGCAATTCCAGATGTATCAACAGCATCATCTACATTTGTATGTGTACCTGATGGTGGAAGAATAATTAAAATTATTACACACAACAAAGCAACTACTACAGGAACAGCAGCTATCTCTTTTGAAATAGGTGGTGTTGCAGTTACTGGTGGAGCTATAAGTCATACAGCTTCTGGATCTGCAGGTAGAATAGCAACAGCAGAACCAACTGCTGCTAACAGAGTTGAAGAAGATGGAGCAATTGAATGTATCACTAATGGTGGTTCAACAAATGCTTCTAAAATGGAAATAACTTTTGTTATAAGAAGATAATTAACGATTTTGTGGGAGATCCTGTCTAGCGATATTTCTCCCACAAATACCAATTAAGGAAAAATAAATTATGCCAATGGTAGGAAAAAAAAAGTTTTCATATTCTAAATCAGGAATGAAAAAAGCAAAGTCTTATGCAAAGAAAAAAGGCAAAAAAGTAAAATATAAAAAATAAAGGAAAATAATATGAGTTTTAATTATGGATTAAGACCAGGAACTATACATCATGTTAGTTTAACAAATACTAACTCTACAGCTACTGGTACATTCGCTTCAACAACAGAATATGTAAGAGTTTGTGCAGATTCAGATGTTCACATCAATTTTGGTGCAGCACCTGTAGCAACAGCAACAAGTATTTTTATACCTGCAGACCAACCAGAAATTTTTAAAGTTTCTCCAAATCATAAGTGTGCTTGTATAGGTTCATCTGGTAACAAGATTTCTGTTACTGAAATGGGTGGCTAGTGGCTAGGCAAAAGTTTGTTCACTTTGTTCCAAGAGATAAACCACCTAAATTAGGTAAGCACAAAAAAAATTTAAATAAGTCAGAAAAAAGACAAATGAAAACTACTAGATATAAAGGTGGTGGTAGGTGAAAAAAATAAGTCAAGAAACAGACAAGCATATTACTGAAACATTTTTAGATAATGGTGCAGATGGTATTGTTCAAAAAAGATCATTAGATGTTAAGCCTATTTTAGAAAATAACAAAAGACTAATTACACAAAATGATGGTTATAGTCCTGATAGAAGTTTAAAAAGAATTGCATCAATACCAGTAGTGGTTCTTGAAATATGGTGTAAGGAATATCACAAAGATCAAAACAAAGGTAATTGGTTTGAATTACCAAAAGACATACAAAAAAAAATATTAAGAGAAAAATTAAATAGTTCTGAATTTAAATATTTTAGAACATCAGAGGGCAGATTATAATGGCATTAACAAATTACACAGAATTAAAAGCAACACTTGCTAACTGGTTAAACAGATCAGATTTAACAACAGAAATAGCAGATGATTTTATTAAATTAGCAGAAGCTGACTTTAATTCTAAATTAAGAGTTAGAGCTATGATTTCTCAAGCTAATGTAACTGTTAATGCAGAAACAGCAGCTTTACCTACAGACTTTTTACAAATTAGAGATTTTTATATTTTAAATGGTCAAACAAAAGTTCCACTTACATATACAACTCCAGCTCAAATGGACACTACAAGTGGTACATCAACTACTGGATTACCAACTACATATACAATTTTAGGAGACACATTTAGATTTTCTCCAAAACCAGATGCAACTTACACAGCAGTAATTAATTTTTATAAAAGATTTTCAGCTTTAAGTTCAACTGTTGCAACTAATTTTATTTTAACAAATCATCCAGCTATATATTTATATGGTTCACTATTTCATGCTGCAAATTTTTTAGGTGGTATTAATCCACAACAAATTCAAACTTGGCAGTTAATGTATAGTACAGCTATGGAACGATTAGAACTTAACGATAGAGAAGATGAATATAATGGAAGTCCTTTACAAGTAAGAACTGTAACTTCAGTAGCATCTCCATTTATTTCAACTTCATAATAGGAAATAAATATGCAATTACCTTTTGGTGAGTGGTTGCCAGACCAACCAGACAACTTAAATCCAGGTGCAACAGTAGCAACTAATGTTTATCATGCTCAAAGTTCATATAAGCCTGTAAAAGGGTTAGTACCTTATAGTGGTGCATCAAGTGTAACACAAAATGCAAAAGGTGCAGGTAGTTTTAGAGATAATACAAATGCAGTATTTACTTTTGTAGGTACAAAAAATAATATTTATAAATTAACATCTGGTACATTTACAAGTGTTAAAGGTTCTTTAACAATATCAGGTGGAGATACAGATTTTTTTACATTTACTCAATTTGGACAATATATAATAGCAAGTAATGGTGTTAATCCACCAATGTATTATCTAATGGGTACATCGACTAACTTTGCAACACTACAAAGTATTGCATCAGCAGGAACAGTACCATCAAAGTTTAGAGTAAGTGGTGTTATAAGAGATTTTTTAGTAACTGGTAATATTGAAAATGCAAAAAATAAAGTTGCATGGTCAGGTATTAACGATATTTCAGTTTGGGAAGCTGGTGTTAGCTCATCAGATACTCAAGTTCTACCTGGATCAGGTGGTCAAGTAGTTGCAATAACTTCTGGTGAGGTTGGTTATGTTTTTAGACAAAATCAAATAACTAGAATGGACTTTGTAGGTGGAAATGTTGTTTTTAGATTTTCAGTTATATCACCTAATAGAGGTGCAGTTTATGGTCAAACAGTTTGCCAGGACAACAGACAAGTTTTC